TCTTTATCTGTAGTAAAGAAAAACCCATGCTTATCTAATCCAAAGTTAGAACCTGTTTTATCTTTATCGTAAACAGTGAATCGCGCATCTGTTCCATGATAAACCTTAGGCGAATCATACCCCGCATTCTTAGCCGCTTCATCAACCATCCTTTGTTGCGCATCCACGTCACCAGACTCAACTGCTTTCATGTATTCTAAATCCTTCTTTAATGTCGGATCAGTTGGGATGCTAGTCGATCCCCCTCCATCACCGCCGCCCATAGTCCACATTCCAGCCTCATCACGAAGTTGCATAGGGTTAAACGCGCTTTGTATAGTTTGAAATTTCCTGAGTTTATTTAAAAACTCTTCCTCATTGTATAATGGCTCTGATTCATGTTTTTCTAAATGCTTCTTAAATCGCTCTGCAAATTCCTCTTGCAGATTATCCCTGTCTCTTACGTTTTTCATTGGAGAAACTGCGTATTTATCTACCTTAGATAGTCCAGCGTAACCTCCTGATTTAGCTGTATCAATAGCTTGTTTTATACGCTCATTTATAGGCATATCATAGAGGGCTTTGGCTTTTCTGTAGCTTTCCCTCATTATTGACGTGGCTTTCTTCTCGGTATCATTTAAGCCCCCATCCGTCCACATCCCGTTCTCGTCCCTGTCTTGGTTAGGGTTGAATGCGCCTTCTATTTTATAATCAGGTTTCGCTCTGTTAGCTACTCCGTCTTTTATTATCTTAACGAGTGGATTCCCTTTGAATTTAACTATCTGCCCCGTCACTTCTCTTCCTAGTTTTCCAGATGCGAACCATCTATGATGACCATCTTCAATGTATAGTTTGCCGACCTCATCAACGCCTAACTCTACAGGATCAGTGAAGTCAACTGAGTTTACCCAATCCATGCCTTGTGTGTCAAATAAGTGTTGCGGGTTAACCAAGTCTTCTGTCCAAAATATGTCAATATTCTCTGTTGCTGTGGTGATCATTTCCCCATCTGCATAACCATAAGCCAGCACGTCTATTTTGTCATCGAGGTCTTTAGGTATGGGAATATCACCCTCAGAAGCTAACTTTAAATCAGATATTATTGACTCTTCTGTTCTCCCGTGTGCGATTAAATCCCTCGTCCTTTGGATCTTCTCATGAACCTCACCCCCATCCGTCCACATCCCGTTTTCGTCCCTAGATTGGTTAGGGTTGAACGCCCCCTTTACCTCATCTTTTTTTTCACCCTCTTTCTCCTTTGTTTCTATAGGAGGCTTGCCGCCCCCCGTGTCAGGATCTCCCTGACCACCATCCGGAGTAGAAGCTGGTTTAAATATATTCTTCTCATCTTTAGGAATTGGAACGCCATGACGATCATAGAGCCAATCCTTATCAACTTCCATTCCCATGCTGATGAGCATAGCATCTCTCTCAGCTAGTAGCTTAGGATCTTCCTTTTTCTCAAATACTGGCTCGATAGTAGGGAGGTTTTCAACGTCTCCATAGTTCAGCTTAGAGATAGACGGTATCAGCTGCGTGTTGAGTATATCACCCACGTAGTCACCCACTTTTTGGAATACACCTTGCCTTACCTCGTTATGAACATTGCCTAGAGCCTGTGAGCCTGTGTCACCTTGTGATGATGTGAGAGTCTGCCCTAGGATGAAAATATCGAAAGCCTCATTAGCCATATCAATAAGCCCCTGCTGTGGTAGTGAACCTACACCTTTTGCCGCATCCTTAAACTCAATATCAGTTCCTTTCGGGACAGATGCCCAGCCAGTTGAGCCGATGTTCTGTAGCATTGTGCTGAGTGCTTTCTTTCCCAATTCATCTGAGTAAGTTCCCCAGCGGAAAGGCACTCCATAGAGTTGAGAGAATGACATGAGCCATTTCAATCCAAAGTTAGAAGCCAGCCAATAACCTGTGAGCGCACGTAATGGTGCAGATGTCGCCATGTGTCCAGTGTGTCCTGAGTTCATCGCTATCAAGAAACGATCTTCTGGAAAGTCAATGTATTCTTGTGACTCTCTACCGCTTGGATCAAACATGAGCCTGTCATCATCTTCATCAAAGAACGGGTATCCGTAGAATCTAGGAGGGACTGACTTGTATGCCCGGGGATTATATATCCCATCTCTATTTTGCCAATGAATCTCAGTTACGTGATGACCCATATAGTATCCATAGACTAAATCACGCACAACTTGCTTGTGGTTCTTCTCATTCCTAACAACGCTTGGTGATGTGTCCTTGAAAGCGTCCTCGATGAACTCCATACGCTCGATAGCTTCCTTGCTTGGCTCTTCCTCACCCCTCATCTTCTTAGCCGTGAACTGCCATTTTGCACCCTTCACAGCATCCGCTACCTCTGCTAGATTCTTCTGAAGTCTAGGGGTAGTATCTATCATCGCTTGAAACATGAGCTGCTGTCTCGCTAGGTTACCAGATAATGCTCCTGCAAGATTCTCTCTCACGGTTCCAGGTAGCTCTTCACGATTGAATAATTCTAAAAGCCTGTCTTGCGCTTTATTTTGAACAATAGGTTCGTCAATCTTTTGTGATTTAACTGACTTGGTTTGATGATAGTGATTCATAAGTTTGTTTTTATGTTTTTAGTTAGGTAAAGTAAAGTGTCATTTATTAAAATGGAACCACCATGATTTGCGCTTGGCTAGTTCCTTTTGATTTAGCGAATACTACCGGTAGTGCCGCTCCTTGCTGAGTGGTTGCTACGGTCCATGTTGTGTCACCGTCTGCGATGTCTGTTCTCGTCCCTGCGTGTTGATCTATCACTGTGAGAGTTGCCGTGGTAGGCACTGCGCTAGTGAACTCATCATCGGTAGTCAAAGCTAAGGCAATCGCTACCGCGTTGACTATTGCTGTGCTGTTAGGCACTAGGACTACTGGCAAGAATCTGTTTGGAGATCCTGCTGGCTGAACTGATTCCGCTAGACCACCTGTGAGAGTTACCGCTGAAAATACGTTAGTTCCTGCTGTGAATGTCTCCGTTGATACTAGAGCATTTCCTGCTACTCCTACGGTAAGTGCTGTGAAAATTGCGTCATTGGTTGCGAACGCTCCGATAAATACCTGAGTGTTTGCTGTCATCGCCGCCGCATAGTCAGTTCCAGAAGTGCCGCCTGTTGCTGCGATGGCGTATCCTAGGTTCAATTTCGCTGCTGCTAGATCCGCGCCAATCCAGATGTTTCCATCCACATTTGTGAGGGTTGATTGCCATGTGTAGGTTCTGGCTCCAATGGTCATCGTGTCACCGTCTGCTGGCTGAGTGTCCATTGTGAGAGTGACTTTGGCAAAGACTCCAGTATTGAACCAAACGCGAACGCTTCCCGCTCTGTCCGTGAGGTCGAAATACTTTGCTGATAGGTCTGCGTAAATATCCGCTTCTGCTACCACTGTTGACGTTTCTGCGCTCCCAGCTACGTCTAGCGAAATCAAGGTAGCTTCACCCGCTGGAACTGCTAAGGGATAAGTGCTATCATTGTCTAGTGAAACGAGCATGTCGTCTCCGGAGAGGTTTCGCACAAAGTAATCCTTTGGAGTGATAACGGTTGATGGTGTCAATGCTACCGCTGTTGTCGAGAACTCCAGAGAGTCAATGCTGAATGATTCCTCTGCTGAAATTCTGTTAGCTGAATTAGTAGCGGTGCTTCCCGCCCCTTGGTGTCTTACGCTGATATTTGCTGTGATATTGCTCATGGTTTTTTATGGTTATTTGTTAAATTCGTTTTCCTGTGGTTGATTTGTAAATTGGGTTTCCTTTGCCGTCATCATATTCCCACCATTCCCGCGCGGTGATGACGAAATCTGTCACCGTGTCTGAATTTAACGTATATAACGGACATGAAACGAAATCCGTGGCAGTCAACTCAAGCTTTAGAACAGCGGAAGCGTCTGATTTTCCAGTGGCGTTTGAAAATGCATCACCACCAGATCCCCTAACATAGAAATCCAATCCAACGTAAAGCGTGGCAGCTGGGTCAAATGGGTTATCAGCACCTACCCATGTTACTTTACCGCTGAAAATAAGGTCTAGTGTTTCATACCCTCCATAAGTGTTGGTGGGCTGTAGTCCGTAGTTGCCTTCAATGTCAGCAGCATCATCGGTATTCGTTAATATCGCGTGTTCAAAAGCGCTCCTATTATACAGTGGGAAAAGAGGTTCGGAGTTATAATAAAACAACGATCCATGTCCTGCTGTAGATCCTCCAAAGCTTGACCACATTCCGTATACGTTATCCATATCGTAAGCATTCAAGCCGCTGTCTACTGCGTATGGGGTGGAATAATACTCTAAATCTGGCAAGTCTATCAAATCGAAGAATGGGTCAGCCTCTAAACTGTAACCTCTGCGACTGTATCCATAGTCTGCAAATGATGAAGTGAAATAGGAAAACTTCTGCGGTGGTGGAGTGCCTGCTATAGCGGTGGTTGTCGGTAAGCCTGTATCCACCAACCCAACTGTTATCGACAAAGATCCAGCCGTGAACCAGCTATCCTTTACCCGGTAAAATATATCTGACAGTTGATCCAACGTCACCTCTAACGGATACGCTGTGCCGTCTCCACATTCAACACTCCCGTCTGCTGGGTCAGTGCCGCCAGTCAGCCAGCCTTTGAGAAACTTCACCCTTGGCTCAGTAATGCTCACAGCTCCATCCCATAATTGCACCGCGCATCCTCTTCCTCTAGGTCTGAATGTGATTTGTTCTCCCATTAGTCCGTGAAGGGGTAGCTGGTGAATCCTTTTACGAGTTGTCCGCTATCGAACATGTCATGAAGCATCTGGCATGTCTCTGCGTGCTGAGTCGCTACCACGTTGCCGCCTGTAGTTTCTACTTTCCCGATGATCAATCTAGCTTTGCTTTGTAATCCGCTGGCGTGATAATCAATCTCTACGGAGTCAGCTTTATCTACGTCTAGTATCTCTGGCCCTGACCTGACCCCAGCACCATTGCCTTCTGCATCTCTATCGGTGTAAGAAAATTCAAGAACGATGTATTTAATACCTGTGATGTCCTTTTCCTCGTTAAATCCTGCCTCTGAAATATCAATCACGCTGGCCGTCCCGTCCACTACAGATGATGTTTCATTGCTCACTTTGTATTTATAAACACCCGCTTCTGTCCGTCTAGCAGTGAGAAGGAATGGTTTATCTGTCCCTGCTTCTGAAGTCAGTGTAAATCTACTGCTAGGTGTAGCTACCGTCCCGCCTGATGCGTTAGCCTCCGCAGATGAACCGCTACCACCCAGAATCACATAAACGTTCCTACGTGATGCTCTGAGCCGTTCTATAAAGTCTTGCGCCCCCATGGTTTCAGTAGGTCCATACTCAATCGTTGTGTTTCCTGATGCTAGATCATGACTCACCCCGACGATACTCTCATCCATGCTTGCCCACGCTGTTTTACCGTTCGATAAGTTAAGACTCTGCCCGATTCGATACTGATTATCAATACCTTGATCTTTTAGAGTGATTGACCCTCTGCGCCTGAGTTGTGAGAATTGCGCTAGGATCTGAGCTGCTAGACCTACTGGCATTTCCTCCGCTGGCGTTGATGATACTAAACGTCTGTAATTCTTGGTTCTTGCATTGGTAGCCATGACCGCGCCCTCTACTTTACAGATACGCAAATCATCGCCTGCCCATGTCTGTTTACGCTTCATGATTCCGTATAACGCCGATACGACATCGGAAATATTATCATTCGTAACATCCTTGATTGCTAGAGACGCGACCGCATTTACCATCCTGTATTTCTTACGCATCCATTCAGTTACACCGCCCTCAATTAGTTCATTAGGGTAGTCTGTCAGTTCCTCGCTTGGTGTGATTGGTGTTGCATTCGGGTTGATCGGCTCCGGGCGTTCTGGTTCGCCTTGGAGGAATAGTTTATGCTTGTGGATGTCCTCTGGGATGTTGTCGAAGTTGGCAATATCCAGAAGAGGGACCACAAAATCAATCCCGTATTCATCGGCAATCAACTTGAGTGCTGGCGTATGATTCACCCACCATGTCACCTTTTCCGCCTCAGATGCCATTTCATCCGGTATCTCTTCAGCGGTTACTGGTGAGTATTCGTAATTCGCAGAACTGCCAGCCATTTCAATGCTTTCAATTACCGTTCCTTTTGCTCCATCGTTACCACCCGCGCTATCTTCCACCACGGTCAGGAAAGTCTCATCATCAACGGTGTTTTGGAACTCATAACGCAAGATGACAGATGAGGCTATTTGATCATTTAAATCAGTGTGAGAGTGGCTTACTGCTTTGCCTCCTGTGAGGTTGACCGTCTTAGGATCAAGATCGCTTCTCAGCTTCATGGAGATAGTTGCCGGGCTAGTTCTCACATCAACGTAGAGCTGATAGTCCGGCATAGTCCTCATGATGTCCCTCAGAACCTCAGAACATGCCTGGTTCTTGTATTCTGATCTCCACCAATCAATACCCGCTGCGATAGTTCCAATCTGTAAGTTCGCTCCCTTGCTGATCGCATAGTTCAATACATCGGTGATGCGCTCTCCCATGCTCTGATCTTTCTCGTAAGATACGACTGAGAATAGCTTAGTTTCTTGAGTGGTTCCGCCCTCGCCGTCCGGGATCGGATAGACTCTTTCTGTCTGCATGACGATCTGCTCAAGACATGCCCAGCCGTCACTCACCTCATAGGATTGGTTGTGGCTACCTCCTGACCCCTCAGTAGGTATCATCGTGACTATACCAGTGAATAATTGTGTGGAACCATCTAACAAAGTGACGGTATCTCCATATTCTAAGGATGTTGTAGCGTAATCAGACACCACCGCGTCAAGCGTTAGGATGGAAGAGGTTAAAGTCCCCTCGCTCCATCCTGCTACTGTGACCCCATAATAGGACGGGATCTGACCGTTGATCGTTATTGCCATGAAGCGACTTTGAACGCTTTACGGATTCTCTCAATGATGCGAAATGGTCCCTATTAAGAAGGATTCTTGAGTATGTCTAAACTAGCGAGTTTATACGCTTCTTTAATAGCTTCTTTTAAAGGCATTTTTTTAGACAACTCCTTGAAGTAGTGGAACTCTAGTTTTGTTAATCTTAGCCTCTCTTCCCTGTCTTTTTTGAACTTTGGAGCAGCATCGTATGAAGCCACTTTTTCTGCCCTAGCTATATCTTCTTTATATTCAGACAATGACTCTTTATAGGTATTATTATTTACCCCGTAATCACTAATAGCCTCTACTCTCTCCTCAGAACATGACGTAATGATACTGAAAATGATAATGCTCAATATTGTTGTCGTTTTATTTCTCATATATCCAGTATAACAGAAATCCCAAATACTGTCAAATAAATCGGTATTGCTGTTACTTTTGGCTGATCCTAAGAGCTTTCACTTTCTTCTCAAGTGCTTTGTTGTTTTCAGTCACCTTGATTATAGCATTAATAAAACTGGTGTTTTTAGAGTCGTTACTTTGCTTGAGTATCTTTAAGACCTCTAGGAATTTAGCCTCTTCACCCTTCGTTACCACTCCATCACTCAGGATATTATCGAGTGCTGTCTTAGCGTTTCCTTGCTTCTTAGTGAGTTGTTTGCTGGCTATAGCCCTAGCTTCCGCTCTATCTGTATTTGCATTATCTCTATTCAAATCCCTTATTCCAATATCTCTTCTTTGTTTTCTGGTTACCTCTGTATTTACATTATCCCTCGCTCTTATTTTAATGCTGGTCAACTCATCCTCTAGCTCCTTGACTTTCGCTTTGCTTTTTTGGATTTCTGACAATAACCCATCCGCCCCACCTGACCTTCCAGACTCTCTGATTTTATCACGGATAGCATCTTGTTTTTTTAACTCTGCTGTTATCTTGACTAAATCATTTTCATCTTCACCCTCAAGTAACGTGGCTCCACCTTTCTGATCTCTAGCATCCTTAAATCTTTTTTCCTTTTTTTGAAGATTCTCAAACCTCTCATCACTAAGTAGCTTGGTCCCTAGCTTGTCCGTGGTTAAACCTTTTAAACGATTAGTTTTATTAGCTTCTGCTTTTCGAGATTCTTCCCCTAAATTAAATTCTTTCCCTAGTCTTTTTTGTTTCTCTCTAAAATCAAAACGTCTCACCTTCTCTAGTGCAATCTCTCTAGCCTTCTCTATTTTTCTCCTGATTTTCTCCGCATTAGGATCGTTAGGGTTTATCGAATCCAGAGCTGTGTCGGCTTTGTCATTTATGTCTATCTTTCTCCGTTCACTCTGGACGGCTAATAGTTTCGCTCTCTCTGAAATCTCATGATTTCCTAATTTAAGAAAATCAGCTAATCGTTTTTCTTTTTGACCCGCTCTAACGATACTGGATTCATACTTGATTAATGTTGAGTCTAGTTCCTCGTATTCTTTTATGGCTTGATTCACCGCTTTTGTTGCTTGAGCTTGTAACATCTTAGCTTTAGCGTTTATGCGATTTAATTCACGTTGAGCCTCAGCGTTTTTCTTCACAGCGTCAATGTATGCCCCTAATGGGTTCAATGTCCTATTGATCGCTGGTCCTATCTCCTTAGCTTTCTGTAACCAAGACCCTACACCCTGCACCGCATCCGCGCTCTTTGATCCAGTCAAAGCTAAATCATCACCAAACCCTTTAACTTTATCACCTAGACCCCCTATTTTATCAGTGAGCCAAGAAACGCCTTTACCAAGAAACATTATTCCAGCATAAAGTAATCCACCCCGCCCCAAGTATTTACCCATTTTGAATAACTTAGGGTTGCTTTTCGATAGCGTCCTGCTTAGACCTCTAAACTTGCTCTTGAGTTGATCAACCTTATTACCCTGCTTCTGAAATTTCTTGGTGTTGTTATCAGCGGATTTATTCAGTTCATCAATATCTTTCTTAGCTTCCTTAGCCCCTTCACCTTTCTTGACAACCTCTATCCCTATCTTTACGTCTTTATCTGCCATAACTTTATACTATTTCTAGTTTCCCTCCGATGATGCTGTATTCTGCCATTACGTCAAATGAATGACCGCTAACGTCTTTTCCTGTTGATGTCGTCATAGACTGCACCACGGCATCCGTGAGCGTGTAGCTATCGCCACCTTGGAACTCTATGGTCAAAATACCTTTAACGAGCGCAGAGACCACCACGTCATGACTCATTCGCCATTCTCTAGCTGCTGTCATGTCAGCTTTGCGCACTACCCTGGAATAACTCAGCTCATGCGACACGTTCCCCCGGTCGAAGATAGCCACATTCTCACCTTCGAGCATCGGTGAAACCTCAACCTCTTTATCAAAGGAGAAATCAGGCTCCGCTGTGAGCCGGTCGGTGAAGTCAAGCAACACGGTTGAGCCGTGCGTGATCTTCCAGATTGAGTTACATGTTAGGTCTGCCATTGCGTGAGTTTGTAGTAATTAGACGCTAAACGCTAAGATGTAGCTAGTGAACCCATTAACATGGTCCCTTTAAGGTATTTAATTTAATTTAATACTTGCAATAAATCAGATTAAGAGTAGTCTCTAGTCATCAAAGGCAACGAAGCCTTGATTAACAACAAACAACTAAATAAAATTATGAAAACAATCGAAATACAAGACCAATACACCGCCGCAACATCAAACATCAAAGTAGATGTAGCAGATCTCAATGAGCAAGAGCAAATATCATTCAGAGAAACTCACATGGCGGTAATCACAGCTAATCAAATATCTAAACTCACAAGAGAGCTACCCAACGGGGCTAAAAATCTTAATGTGACCAAGCAAGATAGCTTGACTGGCAAAGCTACCGAGGCTGAGATCTACTTCTCACTTTAATACTAACCAAGACTAACACCAACAATTAAACAAAACTAAATTATGAAAACTATCCAAAACGAAAACGCATCAATCAAAGTGACCTCAAATGAAGATTTTATGATCTCTGGGGACTGGTCAGGCGATCAAGGTGAAGCTCTTGAGCTAATAGAAGACCTAGCAGAAGCGAAGCAAGGTATCGCTAATAATGCTCAACTATATTGCAATCAAGGGCATACTGCTGGTGATAATGTGTTTGAGGGAACCTTCACAATTAATGCTAAATAATGAAACCAAAGAACGGAGGCAGACGAGCAGGCGCAGGCAGACCGCCTAACAAGGTGGCGAAGGTAGCGCTGACTGTGAAGATTGATCCAGAGTGTAGAGGTAAGTTGAAATTTGTCGCGGCATTTAACGGACTGAGCCAAGCCAAGCAGATCGAAAAACTGATAAATAACTGTTAACCAAACCAAACACCACAAGCGCAAGTCGAAAGATTTGAGCTTTGAGGCGTTATAATCAGGGTGAGGGGTTGTAATAGCTATTCCCTGCTGTATTTGCTATTATATATATATGAGAGAGAGGGCAACAGACCCTCCACCCGCTCAGGGGATTCTGGGAAACATTAAATAGAAAGATAAATATGAAAACTGCAAAATTAATAGAACTTAAAAAGAAGATGCATGTAATAGGAGATGATTATAAAAACCCCGAAAGGAGCAAAGTTATTGGTGATTATTTCAAAGAGCTTGAAGTATGTGGAAGGTATTACTTTGACGATGAGCTAGAAGCATTTGCTCAAGCTAATGGCGGTAGAGAGTATGGAGAAGAGACCATGCTTGAAATGAGGGCTAACGGAGAATGTTGGAGTTCATAACCTATACAAAGACCCCTCCCCATTGTAATAGCCAAACACCCCCCATTTTGGTATTATTAGGTATAGAAAAGAGGGATACACCCTCCACCGACTAAGCGGCTCTTAGGGTTTAAAATAGAAAGAATATTATGGAAACTAGAAAATCAGGGATAGAAAAAGCTATTAAGACTAAGATAAAAGAGGCTAAATCAGCCAAGGTATCAGATAGATTAAACGGTATGAAAAAATGTGTAACCCTCACTAAGTTATCAAAGATGATTTACAGAGTAGGTTTTCGATTCACTAAAGAATCCACAATGGTAGGTGATATAGAGAAATCTGCATGTGGAGGTCATGATGAAAGCATTAGATGGGTAATATAACTCTATAATGACACCACCCACAAGCCAGCCTAACCCGCTGGCTTTTCTTTTGCCCTAGAATACATGATGCCCGCTATCAAACTCGCTGGTTCCCATCTCTGCTGACTCTGCTGTGCTTTGAGTGATCGCACCTGACATATGGGAACCGCAAATCATCACGCACATAATACCATCTCCCCTATCTGGTGAAGTTACCCCGCGCTTTCTCATGTCATCCTTGGATTCTGTCTTTTTCTTCCCAGCTTTATTCCACTCAAACTTTCGATTAGTGAGCTGCTCTACGGTCTGGACATCTAACACGCCTAAATTGAAGTCGCCTCGCTGAATCCTCCTTGCTCCTTGAATCCATGCTTCACTGATCAGATTCATGTAGTTCTCATCCAATGCCCTAGCACCACCATGAAACTCATTGATCGGGAACCCCTCATCATGGAATACATCAATCATTGGACCGCCTAAGCCATCGGCATCACCCCAGCACTCACCGCTTGATAGACCGTTCACCTTGGCTATGCGTATGAACTTTCTGACAGCTTGGACCGTATCTCTATCTCGCCAGCAATCAAGAATCCTTATCTTGTTACCTTCCCGGATAGTGAATGTGTTCTCATCACCACCCCTGGCGAAGTCAAAGAATGCGACCTTCTCACCGTTAGTTGATTCTTTAGGCTGAAACTTCAATGCGTCCTCTAACTGCATCTTGGTCATGATGAAGTCTTCACCTTGCTCGGTGAACTTAGCCATCATGATGGAATTGAACTCATAGGAGTCTTCACCGTATTGATCACGCATCCTGTTCACTTTGTTGATGTCGATATGTGGACACATCGTATAGTCAACTTGCATAGTGAAGTAGTATTTCTTTAGAGAATGGAAACACTCAAAGAAACGCCCCATAGGTGGACCGGCAGAAGAGATCCCCATGAAATACTTCACTGTGCATCTATCAAATGCTGTCCAAATGTCATCCGGGACTGTCTTTCCCTCATCAATAAGAATCATGACGGGATCTGTTAGCTCATCTATCTTTGGATGCCACCCCTCAGCTCTACCAGCGTCATTTGTAGCGAATCCGATACCTTCACCACCGATAGCTTTGCCACCCTCTGAGCGTTCTTTTAAGTGGTGTGGAGTCTTGATGGTTAATGGCGATGAACCGCGCATTACCTTGTAATCTCCTGATAGCTTCGTGTCTATCGCTACCCATGTCTGATTCTGTAGCTGGTTGAATGATGAGCTGGTAGCCACAAGCCAACCTTGAGGGTATTTAGCAAAGAACCAATCCACAGCATTACCCGCAAGGATCGTGGTCTTACCGGCTCCGTTACATGTCATCGCAATACTAGGGATACCGCGACTAAACGACTCTAGGAATTGAATCTGCCATGGGTAGAGTTTTTCGCCTTTAACTAGGGCGTGTTGCCATGCGTTGAGTTTCATGGTTTATGGTTGTTTATCAAAAGGATAAATCCAAAAGCTATAAATCCTAGTGAGGGATGGATCATAGCTAGTCCCGCAATCATCATACCTAACCCTATACAATTTATAGTGGACATTTCTTTTCTCTGATCCTTTTCACCCTCTTCCATATCCATTTTATTCTCTCTCTATATGCGCCTCTGGTGGCTTCACCATTGCCGCGTGTTCCATTCCTGCTAGGATTCTGTCTTGCACTTCATCGCTGATCACTAGCTCTGATTTCTGGACTATTTCGCTCTGTATTTTGTCGCCATACTTCTTAGGTTGCAATTTGCTCATGAGCCATTTACGGGAATCAATACGTAGCTTTGATCTTTGGACATGCTCACTATTTATCTTCCAGCTTGCATCTTCATCACCACCTGCGTTGACATCCATCCAATCGTTTATCCCATCATCAGCAATGTCTAGCATGTCCTCTTGCATAGCATCTGCTGACTCTTCCTTCGCGCGCGTGTATTGGTCTAAGAACTCTTTGTTAGTTCTCAGCCAATTAAACACCGTAGCTTTACAAGGCATATCATCAGCTTTGCAAATAGTCCTCATAGATTGAGCATCAGCAATCCTAGCGCATATTTCATCTGCTAGTTCATCTGAGTAGTCGGAGGGTTGCCCCCCTTTCTTTCTGGTAGTAGCTTTCTTGCTTGGCATGAAGACAATTATAAATACACGGTGTTTGAAAAGTAAATGGTGGGTGATGGTCCCTATTTCTTCGCCTTGTTAAATTGGCATAGCTTCACGCCCTGCTTGTCAAATAGCTTCAATATAGCGTCCCTAGCTGCTCTTGCTTTCTCTAAATCTCTAGTTCCTAAACTCATCGTCATGCGCTTTCCTACTAGCTTCTTACCCCTGTCTATCATCACGCGCATCTGGTAGTGCTTGCCCTCTGATTTCTTGAGATACCTGTTGTCACCGCAATACGCCCCAGCACCTGATTTGATAACGCGCTCCATAAAATCAGGATCTTCCATCCATCTATGAATCACGCTAGTGCTTGGATTGCCTTTGATTCCGGCAATGTCAGTTATCGGCATCCCTCGCATAAGTAACGTAATCACCCTTTCTTTTGCTTCTCTCTTGTAGATTCTCGGTCTACCGTCTTTCTGTAATCGCTTTTTTTTCATGGTGGAATAGTAGCACTTATGGGAGAATGGGCTCTTTTTTCCCATAAGTGCTTATTTGTTTGTGTTTAGTTAGTTAGGTGGATTTTGTGTTGTTTGTTTACTCTTCCTCGTCTGGTTCTTGGTTAAACGGAAAACATGTCCCGCAGTCATCAGCCCCGCAGTATCTGTCTGAGCATGCGTAACCGCTTGGTAGTCTCACGCTGTCTCTAGCGTCTTGCTCGTCGTCGTCAATGTCGTGTGTTCTCATGATTAAAATTCAAACCCTTCTACGTCAAAAGTTTCGCCGCATTCTGGGCATTCAGTCTCAGTGGCTCTAAATTCTTTTTTTGCTATGGCCCAGTCCTCTGTGCAGACTTGCTCTATTAAGTCGCTTGCTTCGTGGCGTGTATCATTTATTAAGTCAATTGACTCTTCGCAGTGCGGGCATACCGCATCTATCATGATGGTTAATTGTGCTGTTGTTTTTCTCATAATTTCGGTTGTTTCTTATTTTTAGTTTGGTTAGTATTTCCTATTCTTGATAGGTTCGTGTTTTTCTTCAAATCTCTGGTAGTCGCCGTTCATTGAGTATGGTAACTTCGCCCCTCGTTCGCCGTCTCTGTTTTTTGCAATGTATATGCAATCCTCTTTAGGATCAATGTTTAACAATATATCTGCGTCTTGCAGGATCGCCCTAGACTCTCTCGTTTTCCCGTCATCGTTGAGCTGTGATGCTGTGATGAGCGGGCAGTTGTGCTGTTTTGCCATCTTCTTTAGGCTTCTGGATATCTCTGCCACCTGTTGCTCCCTATTCTTTCCGCCGTTATTACTAAGATCGACGAGCTGTATGTAATCAACCATGATGAGATCGATCTCAAACCCCATCTTCTTTCTCATTGCGGCGATTGCCATCATGGTTTCCATCGTCATGTCGTAATCGTCGCAGATGGTGAGGTTGTCCTTTTCTATCATCTCCGCGATACCGCGCTTAAATCTTGATATATCTTTCCCGCTCATCTTCTCGCCTTGCTTGCCAGCTAGTGAGTTTGCTGAGATCTCCATATTGTTGCACATATTGCGGAGGCTGATCTTGCCCGCAGAGGTCTCAAAGCTGAACGCCAGGACGTGCTTTCCTGCGCTGAGAAATGCGTTGACTATTTGGAGCATTAAGAGAGTCTTACCGCATGATGATGGTGCGGCGACTACCCATAACTGTTCAGGCTCTAGCCCGCCCGTGTGGTGGTCGAGTAGAGGCAATCCAGAAGTAAATCCCCTACTTGCGGATGGATTATGTGAGTTGTTGACGATCTGTTTCATCTCGTTAGTAATCTCCTTAGCAGTCTTCCAAGGTTTCGCTGATGTCATCGTTGCCATAGCTTCGAGTAACTTGTCCTGTATTTCGCCTATAACGACCTCTGGGCTGTCTCCTGCCTCAATCATGCCCATCGCCTCTTGCGACGCGCTGTATGCCATCCTCGTGGCTTGAAAGCCCTTCAGAGTGATCACATGTTGATCAATATGCGCCGTTCCTCTAGCTTTTCCTCTCAAACTGCCGATAGTGACCGCTAAAGATGACGCTGTCTCCAAACCTCTCACCTCTGGCTCAAATTCCATCATTTCGATGGACCCGATCTTGTTTGAGTCGTAAAACTGGCTTGCGATGTTCCAAACCCGCTTGTGGTCGATGGTGGTAAAGGTGGCTGATGTGATCCCATCGCCTCTGAGCTTCATGATGTTAGTCTCTGGGTCGATTAGGACTGATCCTAGTAAATACTCCTCGCTGATAATGTTTGTAAAATTCATGTTTTTATAGATTTAAAGTGGTCTGGCTTGTTTCCCTGTGGACTCTAGCGCATCCAGCATCAAAGTAGTCCTTGTCTAGCTCTGAGCCTGTAAGGTGCATCCCAGCGTAATGTGCTGATATTGCGCTACTCATTGAGCCTAGATGAGTGTCTAGTATCTTCATTCCCTTTTCTGCGTAGTTAGCGAAGATCCAATCGTAGAGTTTTACAGGTTTTTGAGTGGGGTGAATGCGTGATTCTTTGTTTTTCATGTCACCCTGCAACATCCCTTGCCACCGAAATTTGAATATTCGACATGCTTTCTTGTGTGATGTATAAGCTAGCTCAGCGTCAGCATAACCATTATCTCCATTTTGCTTATCCCATACTATCCAAGACGGGGAACACATGCGGATCTTGTCCATCATGTGATTAGCTCCCCAGATTATTTGATTTTTAGAAACTCTTTGGATCTCAATGAAATAATCAATGTCAGGCGTGTATTTGTCCCATGTTTTCTTCCCATAGGTCTTGCTAGCTGTTGCCGCTTTCCCGTGTTTCTGCCCCCCTCTGGTATCCGATGCAGCATCAATCCCATAAGGCGGATCAACCACGCAAATATCGTAGTAGTTATCAGGCGTCTGCTTGAGTAACTCCATGCAATCGCAGTTATACAGCGTGAGTGAGTCAGTCTTGTATGGTGTTCCTAGGTTTTTATAGTTCATTTAATCATCTTTCTAATGTCTAGTTTGTCTGCTTTCATATGTGTTTATTCTCTTTCTTCATTTCGATCATTGCGTTCGCTGTGGCTAATATTGCCGTGTCTAATCCTGCCTTGAACATATCCACGCCGAGCTGACGTTCTGCGTCCGTGGTGGCTGCCAGGAATGTTTCCTGACCTTTGGCGTAGAGTAGCTGGATGCGTTTATTGGTTCGGTTGCGGTAGTCTTCGGGTGTCATTTAGAAAATATTTTGCATGTTGTAGGCACGTCTGGCTTGCTTGGCTTCCTCGTTTAGCTCCACCGCTGTCTTGCGTTGCTGTGGCTGGTAAGTATTAGCCCTATCCACTTCACCGCTCCAATTATTGAGCAGAGTATCGATGCTCATCCGATACGGCGCATCTGGCATCTTGGCTGAATAGTAAGCCTCTACTGCATCAATCTCATCCTTCGATGGGTTGAGTTGCTGTAATGCTTTAGCTTCTGCCACGTTCCAAAGTGTAGTTTCTTTTCTTCCTAGCCATTTGCCTATTTTAGCCATTAGCGGCATTTGCCCTAAAACTTTAGTCCTCTTCTGTTCTTGGATTGATTTTGATCGAGAACCAGCGGGAAAGATCGACTCTTTATCAGCTTGCTGATGTATAGTCTTTTTTTCTTCTGTATCTGCTTCTGCTTCTGCTTCTGCTTCTGTATGTGTTACATCGGTTAACAGAGTTTTACAGGGTTTTACAGAGTTTACAGGGTTCTCTAAGTCCTTCTCTTCCTTCTCTTTAGCTCTGCGATCTCTCATGTAGTTTTTCATGTAGTCGCGTTTTTCAGCATTACTCTTGATGGCTCGATAAGTTAGATAATTTACCACCGTGTAACCTCTTCCAGAATCGCTAGGGATTAATCGCCTGCCTTCGTGATATGGTGAGTTACTGTCTGGGTCTGGTGCTTTCAGCCTCTCAATAGCGACTACGAAATCACTCTTAGGAATATTGATCATCCTAGCTATTGCGATGTCAGTGCCTATAATGTCGCCCTTGTCGTCTGCTACAGCTAAGAGCATCATGAAGACGTATCTTGTTTTTACTTCCTCTTCCATTATTGAAGATTGCGCGATTCTCGCGAATAGTTTTGCATACATAATTTACTTTAGTTTGGTTTTATTTGTTAATGTTTTTGTAAAATGTTAATCTTTACAAAGTTTACGTTAATCATTGATTAGCTTCAAGTCAACCTTTTATAAAAAAATTATTCATTTAGTTTCAAATCAGCCTTATCCATTACCCTACCTCACTCTCTATCTCAGCTAGTTTGCTCTGGTATGCTTGACCTGCCTCTTCGGGGGTGTCAAACGTGCCAATATTACAACGTTTCCCTTCGATCTCGATTCTTGATCGATACCTTCCATAAGGAGTTAAGCAAACCCCCAGCATCAACCCCCTATCTGGTTTATCTTTACTGCAGTTCTCCCTAGTTGATATTATTTGCAAATTAGATAGTTTATTGTTTAATCTATCGCCATCAATGTGATCCACTACAGAAATCAGCCCATTAAGCTCATGGTTTAAAAAATGAATTGCTAATATTTGATGTAATTTTATGGGACGGGGGGTGTTGCCTTGCCTCAAAGTGATCTGTTTATAGCCGTTTACGCTTAAAGATGGTTTAAGCTCTTTGAATACACTTGTCCTGTGGCTAAACACGCGACCGCATCTAGTAATGCTATAATCAGGGAAGCCCTTTATCCGCTCCATTTTAGGTAGTTCTGTTTGCATAATTTAAGTATATTCTGATCTATGCTCTTTAGATGCAGCCAGAGATAGCATCTTCATATGCCTATATCTCTCTGATAACTCCATGCTATCTTCACGCGCTGTTTTCAGCTCGGCTCTAAGGCGCATGGTCTCTGTGAGTAGTCCAGCAATCTGCTTGTTTATGCGCTCCCTGTAGAGCGCAAAGTCTTCCTGTTCTTGTTGATTCATGCTACCACCTTTCTAACCCAGCTTTTAGCTATCATCTCGCCTGCTTCGGTGAGTTTGTAGAATGGCAAAGGTTTTAGCTGTGGATTGTGTCGGTCAGTCTGGCGTGACTTGTAGATGAAGCGCTCCTTAACCAGCTTCCTGAGTCCGATAAGCGTATTGGTCCTGGTATGGTGTAGCAACTTCGCCGCCTCGTCTGATGAGATTTCACCGTCCTCATGTATTGTCATGACGACGAAGAACTCTGTCGGAGTTAGCCCGTCTTTCTGCGCTCGCTTAAATGCTCGCGTAATTGGTTTTATCGATTGTATTTTCATATTTTATTTGTGTTTAAGATTTGTTATTTTGACTGCCTCGGCAAAGAGCTTTCCTAGATCCTCAAGATACTTTCTGTCGTCTCCTTTTGATCTGCTGTATGCGCTTCTAATCTCTGCCAGCTTCTCTTCTGCGAGCTTCTTTGCTTTTAGTGCTTTCATAGATTCAGCCTCCGTCCGTATTCCGCTATTAGCAGAGCGTCTGCGTTCGCGTGGATGATTTTAAGCGTTGGAAATAGGTTCTGAGCTCTAGCTTTAGTCAAATTTTTATCCCCTCCTGACATGCAACCTAAAGACTTCTGCCACTTCTGCGGCGCGACCAGCTCAAAGGGGATTCTCAAGACCGTGCAGATCATTTGCAGAGAGTGAAAAGATCCGCCAAACTTGAACATTCCAGTCACGCCATTACCCGGCATCGCATGGACTTTCTCAATGGTGCAGAATACCTCACTGTAAAGCCCCAGAGCCTCTTCTACTGCTTCGACTAGTTCAAGGTCAGTTGACGTATTCTTGACCGTCCACGCGTCACCTACTGGTGGGATAAATGCGATTGCTCCTGATTTGCCTGGGTCGATTCCTATATAGAGTTTACCCATTATGATTGAGCCTTTCTAAGAATGTTTATCCTTGAGTTTATCGCGGATAGCTTACCCTCTGTTTTTTTGCATTTTTCGATCAGATTTAACCGCTTATCCTCTAGCTTCTCTAGCTCGTAGGCGGGGGTTATTTTGCGGAATTTTGATTCGCAGAAATAAACACCAATACCCTCAAACATCAAGGACCCTAATCTGTTAGATTTAACTATATGACGACTACCTATCCTCATTTTTGCGTCAGGAAAGTCATATTTAAACAACCGCTCCACCGTATCCCCTACCCGAATCACATCGTCGTTAGGGTCGATCTCTAGCTTCTTCGCCTCATCGAACTCTGATTGAGTCATGGGGATTTGGCGGGTTGTTAGATGCCATGAGTGTTCATAATCAAAACAAGATGTAATCCAGGATACGCCGCTGTGATATAATTCACCGTCCTGCGGATTGCGATATTCAACCTCTGCCCACTTCATGCCTTCACCCGCTTTGGGTAAGTCTGGTAACTCTGCTTTTATTGTGTGTGTTTTCATGATTAATTTTAATTAAATTTACGCGCTCTCAGTCCAGCTAGGGTGAACTCTATCGCATCTTTTTTGCATTATCTTAATGAAACGAATACGAAATGGGTTTTCACGGGTCATCTCGCTGACGCATTCGTTTATGTCTCCGTAACTCCATTCGTAAAATCCTTTGTGAATGTCTTCGCACAACTCTGCGCATTCTGTGCATGTTTTGATCGTCGACCATTCATCCCACAATCCTGATACGTATTGGTAGTTTTCGCCTTTTTTTATTTTGCCTGAACATTCAGAGCATTTATGATCTTTGATAGCTCTAGGGTTCGATTGGTTGAATATTTCTGGGTAATCGCTCATATTTTATTTGTATTTTCACCACCAATGCCCGACCCCCGTTAAAGGGTCAGGCTGGGTTTTTGGTTGGGTTAAGGGGGTTAGATCAGAAAGGGATTTCTGAATCATCGTCTAAATTATCAGCCATAGGGTCAGCCTTAGCGGGTGCTTTCTCCTGTCCTGCTGCTGGCTTCTCGTAAGTATCGATGCGGTTGTAGAACTTACCAGTAAGCGCACCGTCTCGGTCTTTGCCCTCTTCGCTAGTCAGTGAGCATTGACCTTTCTTTCCGATGAGTTTATTCGCATCAACTTGCCCAGATTCGTAAACGTGTAACCCGTGGATCGACTCGTAAAACGCTTTGACCTGCCATTGCATAGACTCCATAAAGACGAGCCATGCTTTAACTGCTCTGGTCTGACCTCCTTTGTGTATGTCCAAATCTAGGGTAATCATATCATTTCCTTTACTGCTACGGCCTTCAATCGCTCCCACTACGGTAAACGGGTAGATTCCATCTTCCCATGCTGAGTTACTTAGTGACGCTATTTCTTCGTCTGTCATTGGTGTATTTCTAATCATAATTTTATTTTGTATTTAGTTAGTTAGTTTATTTAGGTGTGAATTTCTGAATTGTTGATATTCCGCGTCGAATTTAATTAGTGATTTTTCTAGCTTATCGGTGTATTCGTCAGCGTGGATTTTGATAGTGAAAGGCTGCATATCTGGCGAGTAAGCGAAAAAGTAACCCACCTGACTTCCACTTAGTAAGATCTGGTAATGGACTTGCAGTTTATGTTCATCTGGTAGCACGTCACCTATCACTATCTTGACGTGAGCTTCTGGCTTGCATTTGATCTCTAAAGGCCCGATAAATGAGCCGTCAGAGTCGTAAATGTATCTATCAGGAGACGCGCCGAAATATTGGAAGCCGTCCAGCGTTACGAAACCTACTTTTTTGCAAGTATAGCCTGTCCTAAGCTCAAACTCCGTCGCTGCCATGTCTTCAAATTCATGCCCGAAATCCGTGAACCTATTACCCATCCAGTCATTCGTGACTGGGGATAGCTCTCTACCTATCATTTTGCACATAGCAGAATTTCTAGCTTCCGTGTCTTTTTTAAGGTAGCCTTGGTTATTAGCTATGATATCAGAAGGCAGTAAGTTGGCTAGATCACCTACCCTTGCTGTCTTGACGTAAGTTATCCCGAGTTCATCTAGTGCAGATTTAATTTCCCCTCCATTGAGTGTTAATTTAGATTCAGCTAGTAGCCACTCCCCCGCCTCTGATGCCGTTAGCTTTCCCGCTCTCAAATCTTGCCAAGCGTGGCTGTTTTGATCGACTTCATGGATCATTTTGATTCCTCCGCTCTAGCTTTGAGAGTTGATTTAGCTTTCGCGAACATAACGAGAGGGAATCCCTCAAGGCTCTCTGATTTGTAATGTAGCAGGAACTTCTCAAGTTCCACGCCAGACTCATCAATTAGCGTTTTTAATTCTTCAGCCTGATCTTTAGTGACTGCTTTTATAGGAGCATCCATAGCGTTTGCATCGTCATCTTGATCCCCTAGAACTATATTAAGAGCATTACATAAGCAGTATCTCTTAGCGTAGCTATTAGCACTACCTTGGGCTTGCGCTAAGTTAGTAACTAACTTACCAGCATTACTCTTTATCACGTCATCTTTTGGCAGTGTAAACGGCGTATCGGTCGAGTGACCTTCGACGTGCAGAATACTGCATACGATAGTGATGTTTGATTCAGTTTCTGACTGCGAAAAAGTCAAAGCTAGTCCGTGTTTATCTAGCACGGGACGAATCACTCTCATTATGTCGTCAAACGATGCGTATCTCGATCTTGTGCCAGCATTGCTGCGACCTTTGTAAACCGTGGGCATCTCTGACTGTGCCTTTACTAACGAGCGGTTAAATTCCTTTTTTGCCAAATTTAACTCATGCCGCTCATGTAGATCCATTAGCTTTTCCAGCGATTCAACCGAGGCGTTAGAGTCGATAGCCCTGCCTATCACAGCCATCGGACTACTATCTGATAGTTGCAGCATTTCTGTATTTTTATTTGTATTTTCCATATTTTCTATTGGTTGTTAAAATTCATCAGCTTTATTGCGATACTGAAGGGGTGAGTTTAAAACGGGTAATTAATTAGAAAACCGCCGCAAGACCTTGTTAAATTTAGCCGCCTAAGTTTGATTCATCGACTTTGAAGGCTATTAGCGCGTCGATGATCTGGCATAGCTCGTCTTCTGAGCATTTAAACTCATTGTATATAGGCGAAAAAGTGACACCGTGAGTGTTGCGCGTGATTAACATCATGTCTTTGCCTAACGCTCCTTCGTAACTCTCTATCTCAACTTGCTTTATTGTAGTTTTCATAATGTTATCCTCTGAATGTTTGGCTTCCTCTGCGGTCGATTTGTCGCTGGATGCGTCTATCTTGCTTTGCGACTGCTTGGAGCGTTCCTAGAATCGTGACTCCGATGATTGTCGTAAAAACTAACCCTATAATTGTTAAGACGATGTAGAAAATAATCATACTGCGCTCCTTTCGTTCTCGATCGCCTCTTTAACGTCCATGTGGTCGTATCTGATTCGCTCCTTAGACTCATAACTCGCTTCCTCTTGGAAAGGTTTCTCGCAAGTCTGTAGCCATCTGCTAACGTAAGTCATGATTGCGATGGTCTCAGCTACTACCTGGCGAATCGTCAGATGCGGCGAGTAGGTGGTAATAATCGGTATCAACTCTTCAGAGCTGATGTGAGTGAACTTGCCTCCGCGCTTATTTTGAACGTGGAAAGATAGGCATTCGTTACCGCATCTTTCGCCTTTGTCGTATTCGATGACAAGTAGGTCAACTGGTGTAAGTGTGAGGGTTAAAACCTCGTTTTGTGGGTCTGTCATATTATATAAATTTATGTTGGATTTTGTTTGTTTTTATTTAGTTAGCTTGAGCTTACCTTCTCGGACTTGCTTCAATCCAGCTCTAATAAGTGCGCTTACTGTCTCGCTCATCGTCAACCTACTCTTCGCTGCGGCAGTCTTGACCTTCTTGTGGTCGTCGTCTTGGACGTATAGTGTTTTCATTTCGTCACCAAGTTACACATTTAATTATTTATGGCAAATATTATTTTTATTTATTTTAAATTTGACAAAATAGGATACATTAGGTATTTGTTTTTTATACCAAGCAACTAACCAATTATTAAAACAGATATGAACGAAACAGAGGAAGAAAGAAAAAAGAATAGAAGCTACGGCTGGAAAAAAGTAATAATACCTGCTAATGGTATATATCGCCCGAATGAAAGGAGTAGAAGCAAGAAGAAGCTCTTCTAGTATATCGCCGTAGCATAGCCGCCGACCAAGAAAAGATATGAAAACACCAATAGAAAACTTACCTCCAGAAAACTCCGTGGAAGCCAGCCCAAGGCGGTTGACTATTGCGGCTTGTTATGAATCTTTGGCACAGGGGATGGCTGAAAAGACAGACAAGTCCATAGCCGAGGCTATCACCTCATCAATAGGTGATGGATGGAATATCGCTGAATTAAAGGGACGGCTCGGAATAGTTCGATTGCGTAACGCTCCGAAAGAAACACTGACTCTGGACGGAAAGCCAATCATGGAACTATACCCTGTCGAATTGACGACCGAACAGCGCGGTAGCTCCACCGTAATCACGGCGGCTCAGAACTATCGGACTCTTTAACATAACGTCCTCAGCTCACCTGCCACCACAACATCAGAAGACGTGAATAAACCAATAACATAACAATATACGACAAGCTTCGCCGACCTCAGCCGTGGTGGTTAGGTGCAGCGCGTTGTTCTGCATTTTTATTAACTATTTAGCTGGCGAGCTACGCGACAAACTTATGAAAACGAGAATAAATTTAAAAGAGAATGGTCAAGAATCTATTTATACCCAAGTAGGCAAGCCTAGTTACGGAAGTGAAGTTAATCATGTTATCAACATTGTAATTGGAGACGTTGGGGTATTAGGTTTAACTGTTTTGCAAGCGAAACAGTTAAGGGATGGATTAAATACTAACCTGCGAGCAGTGATGGGGGGAGATTATTAATTTTTAGCAGAACGTCCTTAGCATTGCTGTCATCGGGCAGCTCATTAAACTTAAAAACTAAAAAAATATTATGAATGAAACTAAAAACACTGAACCGACCTTAGCCGTAGATGATCCAGCAACTGCGTGTTTTTCGCCTTTATCAAGTCAAGAAAGATTATGCGCCCGATTACTAAGTCATGCCGCGTTTGTCAGCAATACGCAAGAATGCAAATGGAGCGAAATATTAGACAAGGTCGAGTTTTTCTTTGATGCTAGTGTAGTAAAAAAAGCTAGCGAGTTTTTGAGAAACGAAATAGGGTCTAACTTTTAGGCGAACGTCCAAATCCAGCCATGACTACCGCGCCAAATAGCTCCGCCCTCGCCACCGACTCCAACGCGGTAGGCATTGGCTGCGATGCCTTGTTCGACTTGGATTCGGTCGCGCTGGACTCGCCGCGCCTTACCGCGTTAAAAGCCGCCGACATTCAGACTCATCACGCCCCGCACATGGAAGATGATCCGTGGCTCGCCGTTCCAATGAATGCAGCTCGGGAAATGCTGAAGGGATACAACCTGAAGGAAGAAGAATCGGGAAGTGTGGCGGGAATCATGGAGGGTTATTGCGGTCTGCTAGACGAGGCCGGGATGACCTTCACCGGCCAAACTGAGCGCTATGTCCAGGACGACGCTCTTCATTCTCTGTCGAACGCTAAGCATAGCCGCACGAATAACAACGAAAAATTATGAATAAAAAAGAAGCGATAAAAGAGTTGGAATCTATGGATTCTAAAGGAGATCAAGAGATTCTACACGCAAGAGCTGATGAGATATTACTTGAGTATTTGAAATCCACTGGAGATGCTGAAATAGCTCAGTCTTTTGAGAACGCTAAAGAAAGAGTAAGATTCTGGTATGCTTAGCATAGCCGTCTCACACCTTAAGCATTGAATAACTTATGAATACTGAAAAACCTAAAGAAATCTCCACGGAAAACGCGCCGTCTGAGTCGGCTAATACGCGTTGTTATGCTAGTAGGCGTTGCCCTAATTGCTTTTGGGGCTTATACGACGGGGAATATTGCTTAAACTCAGCCTGTGAATACACAGGTGATGAGGCGGTGATGCTAACTCAAAAAGAAGCGTTACTCATGATTTACGCTAGGGGTGCAGATCATCCATTGAGTAATGGATATTGTAGCGATGAATGGATGAAGAGGATGAAGGTGGATATTTTAGCATAACGTAGTAGCATAGCCGATTAGACGGCATAGAATAACCATTAAATAAAATTATGAGTGAAAATAACGATACGCCAGAAAGCGAAAACTTAACCGAAAAGCCGCCGTCTGAGTCGGCTAATGCGATTTGTTCGATCCCTTACCACACTTTAGCTCTAGAGAGTGATGATAAGGTGATGACCGATACAACTACAAAAATATTCCCAGATGGGCGTAAAATATCTGTAGGAGTGCCAGTTAAGGATAGTGATGAAAAAGGCATATTTGTAAAAATATATAAACCACTAGATGGCGGAAAAGAAAGTTTATTATCTTTTAGAATATCAGAAGAGGCGGGTGCGGTGCTATGCTCTATGCTCTATGATGTGTTAAACGAACGTCCAAGCATAGCCAACCCCTAGGGGAGAGAAACCATGAATAAACCTGATAATATACTAACTAAAAATGAAGCTCCGCAGCTCCCACGCCGTAGGCGTTAGGTGCTGCGCGTTGTTCGTTTTGGATTTACCTCAGTCATTGAATTGGCTGAGGACTTTTGGTGAAATGAATACACAAATAGAAGACCATACGGGAAGAGAGATAAAGGAAGGTGACTGCATCAGAATAGAATCTGATCACAATGACAATGAATGGAACTCAGTGGTGATTCGTCACAGTGGATTATTCTGGGCGAAATGTCTGAGTGATGGAGATGAAGTTGAGTTAGTGAAGGTAGCTTCAAGTTGCGAAGTTCTGAAAACTTTTGAAGAGTCAGTAGATTCAGGGATAGTTAAAGCGGTGTAATTTTTAAACGAACGTCCTCAGCTCACCTGCCACCACTCAGCAACGATGACCACCACAACAAATAACAAACAACCAAAACTGACGAGAGCGCGCCATGGTGGTTAGGTGCAGCGGCTTGTTAGATTTGGATTTAATTTAGAACAACGTGCTGGCGAGCTACGCGAAAACATTATGGACATATATCAAGAAACAGGAACTAAACTCAAAAGCTCAATATTAGGGAAAGAGTCTAGCAAAAAGAAAAAAGAGCCTCAGACATGCTCATGGACAGAAGATGACGGGATATGGCAGAGTTCATGTGGAGTCTACTTTGAGTTTAACGATGGAGGTATTGAGCAGAATAATTTTAACTACTGCTACAACTGCGGGAAAAAGATTAGCGCATAAATTTTTAATCTAACGTCTTAGAACAGCCGCCACGATAGATATGAAAGAAAAGATAGACATAGAGCAACCTTGCCAGCCATCACGCCCTAGTGGTCGGCTGCTTCGGCTTGTTAGGCATTTTTTCCCACGACAGCACAAGTGGCACACCACGGGCACTAATGGTATGTATCAATCCATTGAAGAGATGTGCTGGGATTGTGATTGCTGGAGACACAGAATAATAAAACATAGCAATCGACCTATGATCGGCCAATGGAAAGATGGAAAGCACCCAGCGAGATAACATCTTAATCTAACGTCCTCAAGACAGCCACCGGCGCAAGACTCGGCTGAACCAATAACCAACTAACTACGAACAACACTGATGCGCCCTAGCCGGTTGGCTGCTCTGCGTTGTTCGATTTTTAAACGTGCTGGCGAGCTACGCAAAAAAATATTATGAAACTAACATACGGCAACGGAAAGTTGCAAACACAACAAGGAACGACACACGAAGGTGCAAAGTGCTTAACCATCAAAAAGATCGATGAAGCCAAGCCTATAAACTCTACCCCAAAAGAGTGGGATAAAAAAGCGGACGAGAGTCAGTTTGATTTGATTCTGGAATTCAGAAACATAGAAAGTGCGAGGACTCTACAGGACGAATTGAATGAACTCATCTCCACTTGGAGTAGAGAAGGATCATTAACGGTCTAATCTTTAATCGAACAACCTGTTTATCTCACAGCGGATAATACAGAAAGCCAGCCATCCATTACCCCTTATTAAAATGAGCGATAATGGTGGCTGGTTTATCCGTTGAGGTTCAAGTGAGATTCGATTCGCTCGATGCGTTGAGTATTCGTCAACTCATCTACGCTCATCTCTGCGTTGACCATATCAATAAACCAAGATTTCACAACCTTAGTCCCAGGGCATGTCTTTCTTGTCTTTGGGTCGTCGCGGTGAAATTTGATTGTGTTGCTATTTGCTGGTAACCCTTTACGCGCTAGGATGATCGCAACTGCTTTGCTCGCTATAGTCCAGCAAGCTAGACCTCGACCGTTCAGAGGGTCTTCTTTGTCGTAATTACCTAGCACTTCGATTCCGATTGAATTTTTGTTGAATGATCTAGCGTGAGTCCCTGAGCGGTAAAGTGATGACAAGCCGAGGATTTCATCATCATCAATAAATAGGTGTGGTCCACGACTCCAGCCTAATTTGACTTTATAGAAATACTTTAAGTTTTCCATGTGCTGCTCTAGAAATCCTTTAGGACGTTGCGCTAGGCTAGGTGATGCCGTGTGATGAAGCGTGACACTATTAGCCCAGCGAGTGTTTACTTTATCAAAGTAACCCTTGAAAGTTTCCGCGCTCCATACTCTGCCTACTAGCTCATAACCCATGATTACTTAGTCGCTGTGGCTAGTGACTCATTAGCCTTGGCTAGGTTATCATTAATGATCGTGTTTAGAGCATCTGCATTAACTACTGGAGTGATAGCTGTGCTAGGATAAAATGCGTTAGTATCTGTCTCTGCTTTGAGTTGTGACTTATCAACCATTACGTCTAATGACGTGCATGAGGTCAGCGATACGATGGCGAGTGTTGTGATTAGTGTTTTCATGATATTATTTGGGTTTGGTTTCTTTTAAAAATGGCGCGACATATTTGACAAATAGCCATGATGCCGTGCCGACTAGGGATAGTGCAATAACGTTTACAGCTTCCTCAGCACCTTCTATTGGTAGCTTGAATTTTTCAGCTGTGATGATAACCGCCGTTACGATTAAGTGTCTTATATATGATTGTAATGGATTCATTTTATTATTTATTTTGGTTTAGTTTATTATCGTGGATTCTATCGATGAGCTTTTCCATGACTCGCGTGTTTTCTGCTCGATCTTTTTCCATTTGGTGTTTAATTGATACTCTCAGATTCACCACCTCATCTTTAAATTCTTTTCTCAGACTGATCTGATCGCGTAGCGCGTCTGCACTGCTGTATCTATCACCTGAGATTCTGAAAGCGTTATCCTTCGCCTGATCTTTTTCAAGCGTCTTAACGATGACCACCAAGCTATCAACTGAGCGAGTTAAAGCCTCGGTGTTCTTAGCCTGCTCTTCGAATTTTCCGCCCATTACCGCCCACGATATGCCAGCGGTGAACGCTAATAAAATAGCCGTCTGGATTACTCGGTTGTTTATTATTAATAGCAATGGATTTTTTATGATATCTGGCATTATACTATTCTGGTAAAGGTGTTTCAAGTGGTGTTTTAAATTTCTCAAGATCAGCTTCGATACGCGCCTGCTCTAATGCTGTCGCGTTGTCATCTAGCTTTACTTTAGTCCCATTACCATCCGCTGATCTGATTGTTTTCTCGCTGTCCTTAGACTTAAACACCCCGCCTGCCGTGCTGGTAACGTCTTTGACGACTGATCCAACAATGCCAAATTTAGCCACGCTACCTACTGTTTTCCAGCCAGTATCCGTGTTGATAGTCGTCCCATCTGCCATCGCTATATTTGCTCCAAATGTTTTTAGATTCGTGCCATCTGGTTTTGTTAGATTAGTGCAAGATATATTTGCGATACATGCTGTGGTTATTAGTAGTTTTAGTTTCATGATGTTTTTTGTAGCAGGGATTGAAGCTTTTCCGTCTTGTTTATTCATCTTCTGGCGGTGTGTAAACGAACCCCTGTTCAGTCAGGGTGATAGCAGGATTACCGATTTCTAGGGGCGCACGATTTGAATATTTAGGTAGATTTAAAGAATCTAAATGAGCATTATTAACTGCTCCGATGGTTGCGTTAGCAGTCATTAAAGCAATAGAGTTATCTAAGTCAGCATTAAGGTCTGCTACTAGTAGTTCGGGGTCTTCCTCCCAAAAACCATCATTAGCGCTTATCATAATACCATTGGTATGATTTAATGCTTCTGCGACTTTAAGGATCTGCTTTTCACGTTTATTTTTGCGTGCTTCTTCTGGTGTAGGTGTTTTTATGTATGTCATGATTTTTTAATTTGTTAATGGTGGGATTAGTAGTGACTTTATTGTTATCTTGTGGATGAAACTTGTCGTTGCCCCTCCTGCCGTATCGTTGATGTTTAGTCTCAAAATATTAAAATTATTTGTGAAAGAAATCACAGGAATATTCGTTGAAACTTGATGGAAAGACCCTAAAGCTGATTCCATTTCAATGGTTTCAAGTGCTGTCGCACTGTTGACTCTCCGGTATTGTATTAAATACTTTTTATACCAAAACCGACCTGTATTACCCAGTATACCAGCCCCGCCGATAACCTCTACTTCCAACAAATTCGCTGTGATTGACCCATCCAGCATAGTGGATATATCAATACCAATAGTCGAGACAGTTTCATAATAAGTGCGAAGTGTATCGTCTACAATGTAACGGTTACCAGTATGTGCCTCTAGTAGCCCTCTAGTCATCGTAGAATCATCAGTAAGAGCCTGTTGACCAGTTAGCTCTTGTTGACCTGTAAATGTCTTTTCACCTGCGATAGTTTGATCTCCTGTTAGACTGACTTTAGCATCGACGTCAGTCTGACTTGCGAGTGTTGACAAATCCTGATCGCCCGTATTCGTGCCGCTTTGTTGGTCTAGCTTGGTTTTATCACCATCTACGAAAGCACCTTCTGTTAGGATGTTTTGTTTAGCATCCAGCTCAGTCTGACTTGCCACCATCACCCAGTTATCTGCATCGCCGTCCGCGATTTTGGCGTTGTAGAAATGACGCACGGGGTTTGTCCCATCGTCCACGATGGCGCGTTGTCCTGGCTCTCCGAGGGTGGTGTTCAGTGATGGTATTGGTGTTCCTGTTGATGTGCCTGATGGCGTGAATACTGCGGTTCCTGCGAGGATGGAGCCTGTGTATGCCCAGTCTGCGGTCAGTGATAAGTAACTGAGAAAAAAGAATTCATCATCCGCTAAATCGTCGCCATTTTGCCAACGCCCCGAACTAACCTGAGCCATCACTGGAAACGTCACCGCCGTCGAACCGTCGCTGGTCAAATCGCCCGTTATTGTCAGACTGGCATCTGCGAGACTGATAGGATCGGTAGCGAGCAATAGAGGCTCGTTGGCTGTAGCTCCTGCTTCGATGCCTTCTAGCTTGGTTTTATCACCATCTACGAAAGCACCTTCTGTTAGGATGTTTTGTTTAGCATCAAGCTCAGTCTGACTTGCGAGTGTTGATAAATCCTGATCACCCGTATTCGTGTTGCTTGTGTTTCCTATGACCACCTTTTCCGCGTCTGTCACAAAATTATCATCCGCGCCTTTCGCTGGTTCTGCGCCAAGATTCGTTAGTGCTGTGGGCGCATCTGCTACGTCTGAAAGGTTATTTGTGGAAATTAGGTCGCCTGAGTTACCGTCTTCTTCGTTGATGTAGCGAGCATCCCCTTGCTCTAAGGTTAGAGCTGTGCCTGTGTTCTCAGGAACTGGGTCTGCTGCCTCGTTGTTATCCTCATAAATCATGAGGTTGCCAGCTTGCAGGGTTCTCTCTTCCCCGCTTGAAAGTATAGCAGTAAAAACAATCCAGAACTCTGAGCCGCTACCCTCAACCGCAAGATTCATCTCTGCATTCGTGAAGTCGAAAACCCCGTGTTGCTTAGATGCGTCTGTCCATGTAGAAGATGCTAACGTGTCGTCAAAACTGGTGATGGTTTTATCAGCGAGAACGACCGCGCTGAGACGACCTGCCATGACTCGGCAATTTATACTCTGGACATCGCTGACACTCTCAACCGTGGTTCCGCTAAAGACTCCGATCTGAAACGTGGTAGCGTTTGCTTGCCACGTTTCAAATCTGAGTAGTGATGACGGGGCTAGAGATAAATCCAGCTTTGCCCTGATAATTCTCTCGCCTATTGCCATAATGTTAGATTAAGCGATGATGTTGCTTGGTATCGCTGTTGCGATTGCGTTTGCTGCTACTTCAAACTTGTAACCTGGCTTAGTAGGGTCTTTAGACCACTTAGGGTTCTCATCTAGTTTGAGCTTGCCGTAAACTTTCATGACTACTCTGTCATCCCCGTCTTCACCTACGCCTTGCACTTTAATCCATCCTTCGATGAATCTTCTAGTTTCGGTGAATGGAACTTGAGCCGCGTCATCTACAATGATTGCAGGAAATCCGAGCATCATTCGCATAAATAGTTCGCTTGATTCACGAACCTTGAATTTGATGATGTCTCTTACTGTCTGCTCGTCTTCCGTCTTAGAGTAACCTCCTGCTTCATTAGGGCAATAGTCCGTGTCAGTTTCCTTCTCAGTCTCCCAGTCAGATTCTAGCACGCAACCGATGGATGCCCAATTTGTTGTAGGTTCGTCATCTGGAAATGCTGCTGGTCCTACTGTTGTTGAGTCAATGGTGGTTCCAGTTTCAGCAAATGAGATAAATGTTCCGAGTATTAGTTTTTCGTTCATGGTTTTTTAGTGTTTGGTTTTAGGTGAAATTGATTAAGCGATGCCGTTGATTTTAACCCATCCTAGTTTTTCCGCTGCTTTGGCTTTTGATTCAGTCATGATAGTCTTAGCTCCTGACCCGCACCACATAGTTCCCATAAGAACGGGCTTACCATCGGCTTGCTTTAGAACTGTGCATTTTAATAGGACTTCATCAGCTATTTTAGCTGGTGCTTTCTTTGGTGATTCTTTTTTATCGCTCATGGTTTGTGTTAGAGTTGAATGACTTTCTTTAGTGAAATTTGGTAGGCTATGTGTTTACCGTCCTCTACCACTTGCAGATTGGTGACATAGGCCTCGTTCTGGCAGTGGTTAGTCGTTACATCTTTCCAGTGATGGAGTTTCTTGCAGATAGTTTCTACGATGTCATCTAGTAGCGTCTTACCGGCTCTTAGGACTGCGTAACCTACGATGGTAATCGTGTATTTACCGTTCATTCGTGGTCCCTCTGCATCATCGCTAGTGCTTGATGAGCTGTTGAACTTGATTATGGCTACCCCAGCTTTTACTTTGCCGATGTGCTGATCAAAATGGCTTTGTAAATTGGATTGACGATCAACCACAACTTTGATGTCAGTAGTCTCAACCACTGATTCAATAGCGGTTTTCATTGCGTCTGCTATGTCGAGAAACTTACTCATTAAAATACAAGTGTAGCATCCCCCCCGTAACATCCTGATTCTGCCTCATCAACGGTTTCAGCGTTACCTGTATCGTTGATTCCTATGTCGCACGTAGCGACCTTATCTAAAAATTGGTTTGCGTTTCTATATTCATCTCTCATCAACTCAGTATCTTCTGTATTAGATCCTAGTGATGCCCTGATGTCGTGTTTTGCTAACGTCGCCGCCGCGTGAAGACACTCATCTGGAATAGTGCCTGTTGTTCCCAGAATGTTCTTATGACACCCTGCGACTTTTGAGCGCACAAGAAATGTGACTTGCTCTATAATGCCCGATAAACGATCACCTGAGCCACCGCCCGTATCTTCGATTGCGTCTAGTTCGTGACTAGCCAACCTAGATTGAATGTGTTCTTTAGTGAGTGAGATCCAAGGCATGATTTTGAAAAGTAGCCACCCCGCGCAAAATATGAAAAAAGCGCGAGGTGACTTGGTTTTTTATTATGACAACAAATGTGCTAGAACAATAATCTGAATGTTAGATCATTGGTGAATGTGCCTGATGAACTAGTCGCTGTCTGAGCGATACGGACATAGCGGCGAGTAACTGGCGGGAATCTGAAACGAGTATCGAGTGCCGGGGTTCCGTTACCGCCCGCACCTGTTGCTGTGGTGCTGATAAGTGGATCAATGGCTGCGAATGTCGAATTGTCTGCGCTGTCCTCTAGTTTGAACGTGAGGACTTTTGCATCGGTGATTCCTGCTGTGACTGGGACTACTAGCTGACCTACGATCTGCTCGATGTCTCCGCCTTCGATCTGCTCTAGGTCAATGCTTGGTGAATTAACACCAGCTTGCGCTAGAGTAGCTGTTACTTCTTTATCTTTATCTTTTAGATTACGTGAGAAATTAGTGCTCATGATTTTAGTTTTCTATGGGTTAGGTGATTATATTAATGGCTCAGTGTTGAGAATTGAATCTGTAGGAGTCAAAGCGATTCCTTCAAAGTCAGTTGGAGTAGGGGAGTAAGTTGAACCACCACCTACTGAACCGTTTTTACCGTTGCCGCGTGTAGCGGTGCGGGTAGCTCTGTCAGCTTGAAGCTGTGAGCGAGTTCTACGAGTCATAAAGATAGCGTCTGGAGTTACTCCGCTAGGGAATAGTGCTAGAGCTTTCGCAAGAATCGCGTCTGTTAGACCTTTGCCAGAATCTTCTGTAAGGTTAGCAATACGAACCACTGAATTAGGGTTTGTGCATTGGACACCCTGCCAAGCGGTAAGGTGAGCAACTGAACCGTCAAATTCACCGCCGTCTGAGTCTGTAAGAGTCTCGTCACGGAATGGGGCAAGTGAAAGTGTGGAGTTGTTGCCGAATACCATTTGAACGTCCTTACGTCCGAATTTAACAAGGTAAACAGATGATCCAGTGTCGGCAGTAGTTCCAGAAGCATCGAAGGTCTGTTCAGCACCTACAACATCCTGAAGACCGATTGAACCTTCTGAGTCACCACCTGCGTTTTGACCGTAGTAGAATTGACGACCTACATGACGTAGAGCGGCTTCCATTACTCCACTTGCTTCGTCTGTCTGAAGTGATGGGAGTGATGAATCTGCGTTTACGAGTGCCTTATCAACCTTAACGAGTGAACGAAGTGGGAATGTCTGGACTAGCGCATTCTTATAGGTTGACTTGCTTGCGGTGACACCTTGGTTTACAGAAGTGAAGCCTACTGTTGGTAGTCCTACTCGTGCAAGTGTGGTGTATGATGTCCCTGCAATGGTCTTAGCTGGGACCATCGCTACTTCTGGTGCGTATTGTAGATTCTCTTCAATGAGACCTACTTCTTTTGCACCTGCTGTTCTCTTAGTGAGATCTAGTAATGTGTTTTTCATGGTTTTTTAGTTAGAGTTTTCGATTTCTTTGGCGAGTGATGCTTCTACAGCGTCAAGCCCGGTTAGTTCGTCTTCCTTCGCTTGTGAGCCGTTACCAGCTTGAACGATTGGTTTAGTGATTCCCTCGTTTTTCTTAGGGAGTGCGCTAAGAGCTTTGACTGCTGACTCGTTAGAAAGGATTGAATCTTTCCAGAATGTCTTGCTGTCTTCGTCTTTAGCGGAGATGCGACCGTCTGCCACTGCTGCTACGATGAGTGAATCAGCGTTAGCTTCTTTAGCGTCAAGAATGACCTTGTTAGATGCCTCTACGGTTTCCCCTAGTGCTTTCTTCTCAGCTTCAAGTGCTTCGATCTGCTTATTGAGTTCTGTGACCTTATCGTTGTCGGCCGTCATTGCGGAAACGCGCTTGCTTGCGATTTCCCCTGCGTTTGTTTTGGCGGATTCGTCCTCAGTGAGAAGACCGCATTTTACTAGTTCATTCATGGTTTCTGGTTTTGTGGTTTCAGCTTGTTTAGCTGCGATACGTTCAATATCTCTAAAAGCGGGATCGTTGACTAGTGCGCCTAATGGTCCCTTATCTGGAAGACCGCTAGGGATGCCCTGTTTATTGATCAGGAAGACCGGGGAGAAATAGGAGTAGTCCTTAGCTTTAATAGCCTTAGCCCCTGCTCCTGTAAGCTCACGTTCAACCATGATGCCTTTACCAGCTTCATAGAAAAACCTCTGAGGAAGTGCCGCCGCTGGTCCCGTGTCCTTGTGGTCAAAGTCAAAGATAGCCCGAACCTTATT